ACAACCTATCTATCTGGCACTACCAAGGAGGTAACTGTCAAATCTTAGAAGACGAGTTAACACAGGAGCATCCTCCACACGATGACGTTAAGGATGCCCTAGCTTGTGCCATTGAGATAGCTATACCACCTAGCCAGATGCATATGAACAACAACGGACCACAGAACAATATAGTTTACCACAGTAGATTCGGGGGAGTAACAGCGTAATGGCAACACGTAGATCGTTAGCATCAAGAGGGTATACCTCTGTTCAATCTGGTCCTTCAAGTACTAACAGGTTCCTTAAGCCACCACGTGTTGTTAGTGAGTATAAAACAGTTGCTGAAGAAGTGGCAGACTTACGTACAACTAAAAATGCTGTAGGCCCAGCTGCTCAACCACTACGTCCTAGAGCTAGAGTAGAGCAGCAAATCAGTGAGGGTTCAGGGATGCCAGAACCTAGTGCTCCAATAGGTATGAACCAAGCTTTAAATGCTATGATGAGTGCTCAAACTGTAGCAAAAGCAGCAAAGATTGGTTCTGTTGTACCGGGTCCAGTAGGTGTAGTAAGTGGTGTAGTAAGTGGACTTGCTACTGCTGGTGCTCGTGCAGCTGATGTAACTTACTCTAATATGCGTACAGACAAAGAGAACTCAAACACAGCTAATCGTAATTCAAGTAAGATAGGTTTCTTTGATAATGTAACTAAAGCTTTATCAAACCCAATAGATTCAATAGTAAGTTCTATTCCAAGTATGAAAGACGTAGAAGAAGAAGTAACAGGGTTCCCAAATTTAGTTCAAGATGCATTAAGTTTTGTAAGTTTAGGAGCTATTTCTCAATCTGGTCCAACTGCACAAGGAAAACTGTTCAGCAAACAACAGGACCGATGGCAAGAACAAAATAGACGTATAAACCCTCCTGATCAAAATCGTAAGAGTATGTTAGATTTTGTAAAGGATAAACGTGACGGTATAACACCTGAACAACGTAGAAATATAAGTACTAGCAATACAGAAACTTTAAGAATAGAAAAAGAAATACAACAACAACAAACTATTAAAGACAACCGTAGAAGAGATAAAGAAGGTGGTGGTGGTGGTGATGGTGGTGGAGGCTTTAGTGGATTTGGTGGATCAGGTGAGTTCAGCGGCAATGAGTCAGGTACTGACGGGCTTTCAACATAACATAACAGGTAATAAATAACATGGCTGGACGTACATTAGATTTTGCAGAGTATATCGGGACACCAGATGTTCTAGCTAATGCTATTGGAAACAAGTACCTAGAGTGGTCTAGTCAACGTAGGTCTTGGGTAGAAGACAAGAAGGAACTACGTAACTACGTCTTTGCTACAGATACAACAAAGACTTCTAACGCTACCTTACCTTGGAAGAACTCTACGACTACACCTAAACTATGTCAGATAAGGGACAACTTACATGCTAATTATATGGCAGCACTATTTCCAAATGATGATTGGCTTCTATGGGAAGGTGATGATGAAGATTCAGAAGCTGAAGAAAAACGTAAAGTAATATCTTCTTACATTAAAAATAAACTACGTTACGGTAACTTTATTAACATAGTATCTACTATGGTCTATGACTTTATTGATTACGGTAATGTTATAGGAACCACTGAGTACGTTAATGAAACACGTATAGATGAAGAGACAGGTGAAGTATATCCGGGCTACGTAGGACCAAGGGCTGTAAGGTTAAGCCCCTACGATGTTTTAATTAATCCTGTAGCAACTAACATTGACAACTCTCCTAAGCTTATTAGGTACATTAAATCATTAGGGGAAGTAGCTGCTGACATAGAAGACCACCCTGAGCTGGGTTACCTATCTGAAGTCTTTAACGATATAGTAACTGTACGTCAGAACGTAAGTGGTCTATCTACACATGACGTAGACAAAGCTGAAGGTTACACTATAGATGGTTTCGGTTCTATCTTTGAGTACTACCAGTCAGACTACGTAGAACTCTTAGAGTTTCATGGAGACATCTATGATACGACAACTAAAAAACTCTTAAAGAATAGGATCATTACAATTGCAGATAGACAACGTGTCATCCGTAATGTAGCTAACCCTAGCTGGAGAGGCCAGTCTATTCGTCATGCTGGCTGGCGTTTACGTCCTGACAACCTGTACGCAATGGGGCCACTAGATAACTTAGTAGGTATGCAGTACCGTATTGATCACTTAGAGAATCTAAAAGCTGATGTCTTTGATATGATTGCACATCCTATAGCTAAGGTACAAGGCTTTGTAGAAGACTTTTCATTCGGACCGGGAGAAAAGATATACGTTGGAGAAGATGGTAACGTAGAATTTATGCGACCAGACACTACAGCTTTGAATGCTGACACACAGATTGCTATCTTAGAAAACAAAATGGAAGAGATGGCTGGTGCTCCTAGACAAGCAATGGGTATACGTACACCGGGAGAAAAGACAGCCTTTGAAGTACAGACGCTAGACAATGCATCTAGTCGTGTGTTTATGAATAAGGTAAGTTACTTTGAACGTAACTTCTTAGAGCCTTTGATTAACGACATGCTAGAGCTTTCTAGACGTAACATGGAAATCTCTGATGTAGTTCGTGTAGTAGATGATGAGTTTGGTGCAGCTCTTTTTGAAACTATAACACCTGAAGACTTAGCAGCACGTGGTAAGATTAGACCTATAGGTGCTCGTCACTTTGCTCAAAGAGCTAATCAGTTCCAGAACATGTTAAACCTTTTAAACTCAGCAGTAGGTCAAGACCCTGCTATCAATGTCCACATCTCAGGTATTAAGACTGCACAAGTAATAGAAGAACTACTTAATATAGAGAAGTTTAATCTAGTACAACCTAACATTAGAGTAGCTGAACAATTAGAAACACAACGTATGATGAATGCAGGACAAGGAAGTTTAGATGAAGAACAAGCAGCTTTAGGTGAGAGTCCTGAATTAAGTTCTGGACAACCTGAGGAAACTATGGTATAATAATAGTAATATGATTAACTCAAAATGGAGTAGCAACTTAAAAGGTAAAGATAAAGAAAACCTTGACAGTGCAGTAAAAAACTCCAGCATGTTGTTAGACCGTCTGACTGAGATCGTCCAACAACAAATACAAACTTTAGAATGCCCTACTAAAGCAGACTATGATAGTAGCTCTTGGGCTTATAAGCAAGCAGACCGTAATGGTCAGTTAAGAGCTTATAAAGATATCCTTACATTGACCGATAGAAAGGGAAAAACAAGTGGCTGATATATTTAATAATACTAAACCAGAGGATGACCAACCCAATGGAGATACTATTCATACTGCTAATGAAACTACTAGTCTTTTAGAAAACTATGTAGGAGATGGTAAAAAGTATAAGAGTCCTGAAGAATTAGCAAAGGGCTATCAAAACGCAGATCAATTTCTTAATCAAATGAAAACCGAGAACGAGCAACTACGTGGTGAGCTTGACAAGAGACTTAACGCAGAAGATATGGTTGATCGTATTAAGAGAGAACATGAGGAACTACAAGCTTCTATGAAAGCTCAGGAGAATACCACTCCTCAGTTAGATGAGAAAGCGCTGTCCGATCTTATCTCTCAAACCCTAGACCAGAAGAACACACAGAAGGTGGCACAAGATAACATTCAGGCTGTAGACTCTAAGATGAAAGAGTTGTTTGGTACTGATAAAGCTAGTGAGATACTCCAAACTAAATCGAAAGAGTTAAATCTTTCAGTGGAGTATCTAGCTGAAGTAGCTGCCAAGTCACCTGATGCGTTTTACTCTGTGCTAGGTATAGGTAGGGATAAGACAATTACCCCATCTATTACAGCTAGTACGACCAATACAGAAGCTGTTGCTAAAGTGAATAGTATAGGTGCAGTAGAAGCAGATACTTGGGATTCGTTTGAATCTATTAGACGAAGTGATCCTAAAAAGTATTATACTCCTGCTGTCCAAAACAAACTATTCAAAGCGAGACAAGATAAAGGCCAAGCCTTTTATTCATAAACTAACTTTGGAGGTACATCATTATGATGGACACTGGTAACTCGGGTCACTTGATCCGTTCTGAAGTGTGGTCTAGCCAATTAAAAGAAACTCTATTAGATGAGCTTCAGGCGACTACATACGTAAACTGGATGAATGAATTTCCTGATGGAGATACGTTCACTATCCCTTCTATTGGAGATGCAGTAACTGATGACTATTCTGAGAATAGCCCAGTACAGTATCGTGCTCTTGACACTGGCGAGTTCCAGTTCTCAATAGACCAATACAAGTCTTCTGGTCACTACATCACAAACAAAGCAAAGCAAGACGGTTTCTGGATGAACCAACTTGTATCTTCCTTTGTTCCTAAGCAATCACGTGCTATCTTAGAGACAGTTGAAACTAAGGTACTAGGCTTGCAAAGTGGACAGACTGCTTCTACTGCTAACGCTATTAACGGTGCAGACCACCGCTTTGTAGCTACTGGTACTAACGAAGTATTCACAGTTGCAGACTTTGCTAAGGCTCGTTACGCTTTAAAGAAAGCTAACGTACCTGATACAAACTTAGTAGCTATTGTTGATCCGTCTGTTGAGTACACGATTAACACACTAACTAACATTACCAATATCTCTAACAACCCACGTTGGGAAGGTATTGTAAGTGACGGTATCGCTACTGGCATGAAGTTCGTAAAGAACATCTACGGTTTCGATGTATATACTTCTAACTACTTAGCAGATGCTAACGAACAGATGGACAGTGCAGGGCCAACTACGGCTGCTGGTAAAGCCAACTTGTTCTTTAGTGCAGCTGCTGATGTACTGCCTTTTATCGGTGCATGGCGACAAATGCCACAAGTAGACTCTGAGTATAACAAAGACTTCCAACGTGAAGAGTACGTAACTACTGCTCGTTACGGTGTCAAGTTATATCGTCCTGAAAATCTAGTCTGTGTCTTGTCTGACACTGACCAAGTATAGGAGGGAATAGATATGTCTGCAAGTGAACTACACACAAACGCTGATGGCTTAGAAATTAAATTCGGCTCAGAACGGACTAAGCCTTCTATCCAAGGTGCTCTAAGCACAATGGGTGATGAGGCTCAAGCTGTTTATAAGATCACCGGAATTGATCTATTAAGTGCTGACGCACCTTTAACACATCCTACTGTAGGTATCCCTAGTGGTGCTCACATCATTTCAGCTACTCTGTTTGTTACGGAAGCTTTCACTTCTGGAGGCTCTGGTACGTTAACCATTGGTCTTTGGAATGATGACGGTGACGGTACTTACACAGTACTTGACTCTGATGGTATTGATGCAACAATCGCTAAAGGCGCTCTTGATGCTATCGGTGACCACCTAGCTTGTGACGGAGCCTTAGTTGGTTCTGGTGCAGTTGCTCTAGCTGGTACTGCTGGACGACCTTTGTATGTGTCTGCTATCTTTGCAACAGCAGCTTTCACAGCTGGCGTTGCTGATTTGGTAATCAAATACCGAGTAGCTTAAGAAACTAAAGGGGAGGTTAAGTAGCCTCCCCACTTCTTTTAAATAAATGTAGGGATGTGATATGGCAAATACAGGTCATGAAAACCTAACTGGTAGTGATCTCCATGAACCAAAAGGTGTGGCCTCAGCTGCTGTAAATAAAGTCTATGTAGCAAATGGTTCAGGTTCAGGAACGTGGCAACAAGTTGCTGCTGCTCAACTTAATACTTCTTCAATTAAAAATACTAACTTAGTTCCACTTACTTTAACTTTAAACGATCTAGCTACTGCACAATCTTACTGGATTATTGCACCTATAGCTGGTGTAATTACTAAGATATATACTGTAATTAATAAAGCTATAGCTACTGCGAATGTAGTTCTTACTCCTCAGATTGGAGGGACTAACATAACTAACGGAGCTATAACAATCGCCACTGCTGGCTCTGGTGCAGGGACTATCGACTTATCTTCTCCTAGTGGAGCACGTACTGTAGCGGCTGGTGGAGCAATAGAGATTGCAGGAGATGGTGGAACAAACACTTCTGGAGCTGTAGCAACTGTAACTATTTTAATGGATGTAGCGTAACATGGCAAAACTTACTCTTACAGATTTAACTCAGTTAAGTTCTAATGAAACTTCAGCAGTAACAGCCATCAATAATAACAATACAGCTATTGAAGCAGCTTTAGAATTAACACTTACACGTAGTGGAACTGCACCTAATACATTAACTGCTGACTTAGATGCCGTAGGAGATGCATTAGAGACAAAAACTACACCAGAGGTTACACCAGAGGTTACACC